AGCACTTCGTGTTCAATGGTCTCGGTGAGCTGACGCTCTGCTTCGGCCTTCTGTTCGGCCGACAGCTTGTGATCCTTGTACTCCTGTTCAATTTCCTGCATGCCGTCCGTGAGACGGTCCTTCAGGTCGCTGATATAATTCTGCGTATCCTGGCGGTCTTCTTGCTGCTTCTTGATGAGCATCGCATCGTGGATCTTGAGCAACGCTTCCGCATGCGTGCCCTCCAACTCTGCGATCTGATCCAGGTCCTTCTGGTGCGCCAGCTTGTCCTTGCTGTCGGCGGCAGCTTTCTTCTCCAGGAAGTCCAACTGGATCTGATACTTGCGGTTCTCAAGATTTGTCTGCTGTTCAACGAACGCGTCCAGTGTGATCTGGCCCATCGCGAACAGCGTGTTGTTCTTGTCCTCGTCGATCTTGACTTCTTCCAGCGCCTCCTTTTCGGCAGCCGCCAGTTTCTCATCAGCCAGCTTGCGCGCCAGTTCGGCACCCTTGCCGTCATCCGTCTTGGGCGTCCCATGAACAGCTACGTTCTGCCCATCATGCGCGCCGTAGACGCCGACCGCATCCTGCTTGGGCGGCGGCGCGTTCAGCTTCTTGATGATGTCCGCAGCGCCTTCGGCCGTGGCCTTCATATTGGCCACGGTCTTCATGAACGTATCGCCGAGGTCTGTGAACGTGCCCTTGGCGCGGTCTGCGGCCTTGCTGAATTGTCCGGTCACAACGTCGTACCAGACTTCGCCCCAGCCGACGAACCAGTCAAGCATCTCAGCGATGATGCCGCCGATCAGCTCACCGACCTCCAGGAAGATGGTTCCCAGAACGACGACGACGTCAATCAGAATGCCGATGGTCGTGGCGAACGCATGCACCGTGGAATTGCCGGGTCCCTCCATCCACTTGATGAAGTCCTGCATGATCGGCATGACACGCTGGCCGATGGCGATCCAGATGCTGTCCCAATACACGCGCAACTGATTGAGGGTATCTTCGAGCTCGGCGGACTCCTTGGACGTATCGCCAGTCTGGACGCCCATTTCCTTCATGATGCCGTTCAGCTTGTCGACATCTTCACCGCTGGCGCGCATGATATCGAAGGCAGCCTTGGCCTGCCTGCCGAACGCTTCAAAGGCAATCGAGTTTTCCTTGGCCGGGTTTGCTTCCATGGCAGCGAACACGGCATCCATCGCCGCCTTGCCGCCAAGCAGGTCACCGTTCGCATCGCGCGTGGAAACGCCCAAGGCTTTGAACGCGGTCTCCTGCGTCCCGATACGTTGCCCAAGGCGGAGGGCAAGACCCTCATACTGCTCGGTGGAGACACCGACGCCTTGCAACGCTTCGCTGAGACCATTGGCTTCTTCAACGGACGTGCCGATGATCTTGGCGAACTTGGCATTGCTGAGGCCGAACTCCTCTGCCTTGCCGACTGTGGCTTCAAACGCTTCTTCTACCGCATGGAGGGCTTGCGTGGCGACTTCTTCAAGTTCCAGAAACACGCCGATGTTTAGCGCGGTCTCAAGTCTGCCGCCGAAGTTCTCAGCGGCGGCATTGCCCTTGTTCATGCCGTCACTGACGTTGTCGGTGAATTGCTTCAGGGCATTTGTGGCGTCGCTCAACCCAGACTGCAATTCCGCAATCTGGGCCGAGATGACAACTGAGATATCGTCAGCCACTTATTTTATACTCCCCTCCGGGAACATGGTAAGGAGATCAATGGGTTTGCCCTTCTTCTTCGGTTTGTAGCCTACCCAAGCGGCCATCAACCTATGAGTCAGCGGCTCTTCGCCCCATTCCTTCTCCAGCGCATTCAGGCGGTCCACATCCATATTTTCCCAGACATATTCCCACGTCCAATTCGTCCGGCGGACTACTCTGGCAGTGATTTCTGTCCAGTCTGGGAGTGGTCCGCCTGCTCTTCCCCCGGCTTGGCTGCCCCCACGCCAGCCGTCGGTACGACTTTGATCAGGCCAGTACGCTCTGCGATGGTGGTGAAGGCATGCACCATTTCCATCGTGCCGACTTCCCACTCCTCATCGTACTCCTTGCGCGTCAGGTCCGGATGGCCGCGCTGGATGGCGAGGTAGATGCAGTCGTTCAGCTTGCGATAGTTGTCGCCTGTCAGAACGTGCGCCAGCATGGTCAAGCGGACTGCTTGCGGCGACGACATCGCCTTGATCAGCTCGCTGGACATTTCCAGCACGATGGGGACGATGACCTCGTTCTGCTTGGGCGCAAACTTCGGGATAGGCCACTCTTGACCCGCGATGGTGATCGTTGGGATCTTGAGTGTCCTATCCAGGTACTTTTGGTTCGGCGTGATCATTATCGTGTTCTCCGTTTTCGGTTATAGAAGGGCAGGCTGGCGCTTATTCCGACGTCGCGATGAGACCCCAATTGTTGGAGGCATCGGCGAACGCCTGGAAGTCGAACTCCGGAATGGTGTATTCCGTGTTCTTGAACGGCATGGTGAACTTCGACGAACGGCAGGCGTTCAGCTTGATGAAGATGGTGCCCTGCACGCCCGCGTTGTTCGTGTACTGCTCCTGGATGTTCAGCTCGAAGCTGGGACCAGTTCCCATGAGCTGATTGGCCAGCGAGATCTGCTGCTTCGTCGTGACGCCGTAGGTGTAGTAGACGTTGAACAGCGTGTTCTCGTCGCCAGCTGCGATCGTGTAGACGCCGGTGGTTTCGTTGACAGAGTACTGGCCTGCCACCGGACCGGCTGCGACGCGCTTCAACTGGACGCCGGTCGCCGCGTAGAACAGGCCGAGGCCTTCCTTGAACGTGCCCGCGTTGGACACGGTGAAGGTCGTGGTCACCGTGGTCGCCGTCTCGCTGGTCGCCATTGCCTGACCCGCGCCGGTCGTGATGGTCTGACCGAAGAACAGATCATTCATCATGTTGGCTTGGATCTTGGCCTGCTTCGCCTTGCCTGTCACCTTCAGGTTCGCCGGAGCAACGTCGACGGCCATCTTGTACTGACCCATCAGTTCCTTCAGGGTCTGGTCGAAGTCGATCTCGATGTCTTGCAGAATACCCATGAACGCGGGCGTGGGATTGGCGATGTCAGTACGGCGACCGATGACCGTTCCGACGCCGAAGTTGATTGCAGTCATTTGGGAAACTCCCCTTCGCTAAGGCATTAGAACTGCGATCGGGATGATCGCAATCGACTTGCCGTCTGATGTCACACCTTCATAGATCTCGATGGTGCCTTCAATCCAGCATCGGTGAACCAGACCGCCAAGGGTAAACATACCCGTCAGAGGGCTTGGTGCCAAGGCCGCTTCTATCGCATCAACGATGTTGTTGATTTGCTGCGACGGAATGACTTCCGGCTGTTGCGCGTCCGCCGTATAGATCCAAATGCTGAAGTGCATCGTCCGCTTGGGCGGTCCATCGGCAACAGTCCGTTGATAGGTTTCTGGGTTCTGCGCTTGGAACAGCGCGGGCATCTCAGCGCTCTTCACGCTGTCGAAGTGACGCAACTTGCGGCTGGAGGTCTTGATGTTCTCAACCTTGCCCGCTTCAACGTTGAGCAGGAGGTACAGCGCGGCTGCGATTGCTTCTCTCTTAGCCATTGAGTTTCTTCATGTTCATGTCGTACGCTGCTTGTATCGCCCCGCGTATTTGGGCTTGCCGGTCTTGCAGACCGCTTCGCAGGAAGCTGCGCTCCGGATAATGCGCCGTGTAGCTGCGCACGTTGAAGGCCGTCGAACCGCGATGACTCTCATGCGCCTTGACGGTCACCGAGCCGCCATATTCATGGATGGCGGCGTACTGCACCGCCGTTCCCACCTTGCCGACGATGTAGGTTTCGTCTGCCGTGAACTCGCTCGTGCTTTGCGGTCCACCGACATTGATGGACGACGCCAGCAAGCCGGTCCTGCGCTTCAGCACTTGACCAGACAGCTTGTTCGTCACGATGTAGGCTTGCAACCCGAACCATTGCTCCTGAATGACCGCTCTCAGGTTGTCGTAGATCTGTTGCGAAACGCTTTGGAAGCGCGCAACGGTCTCACGACCACCGATAAGGGTCATCCTGATCATTTAGACGGGCACCACGTTCTTGTACTGGTTAAAGGTGTCACGATTGTTGTCGTTGAAGTCCTTCTGGCTGAACGCCACGACTTCCCCGCCGAACGATTTGCTCACTTGGCCGATGCGCTCGCGGGTACTGTAGCGTTCACCGATCATTTCAATCAGCGCCTGCTCCAGGTCCTCCGGGCAATAGCCGTATGTCACGGTCACATCCGGATTGGCAACGGCATCCGCTTGGGCGAACAGGTAGTTCATCACACCATTCTCTGCGACGACGGCATACTGCCCAAGGGAGGGCGCGGCCTTCACCTTCAAAAAAGCGACACCGTTCAAAGAGATGCCGCGATCCACAACCCATGGTCGGTTCAGCGTTGCCACGGGGACGAGGAACTTGTTGTCGTCTGGGATCGTGATGGTTTCGGTGGCCTGGAAGCCAGCCGTGTATGTGAGACCGATGTTCTGAAAGCCCTGCGAGAAATTGCCGCCGACATAGAACACGCTCTCATCGCTGAACAGGAAGCCCGCACCCGTGGGCGGATTGGTCGCCGTCTTGAGCGCCGTGCCGTTCACCGACACCGCGCTGACGGAGATGATGGGATACTGCTTCGTGAACAACTGATTGCCGCCATCGCCGTTGAGCATGACGGTGTAATCCGTTGCGACAATGTCGCGGGACAGCCACGTCAGCACGAAGCGGCTGGCGGCTGTGATCATGCGTCCAAGCAGGACGTCATCGGTTGACGGGAAGGTGGCCGAACCCGTGTTCAGCCACCCCTTCACATTCTCCAATGTCGTCAGGTCACCGGCCTTCATGGCAGGTTATTCCTTCTTGTTGTCCGCTTCGGCTTTCGCCTTGTCTTCCGCTTCGCGCTCTTCCGGCGTCAGGGCGGCGCGCCGCTCTTCTTCCGCTTCGGCCGCTTCGGCGGCTTCTTCGGCTTCCTTGTTCAGGCGGTTGATCAGTTCGTAAGCCGCCTTGTTCATGTCCTTGCGCTTGGCATCGGCCAGGAACTCCACGCCATGCCCCTTGAGGAAGGCAAGCAGGTCGGCGTCTGACATGGCCCCCACTTGCTTGGGCGTGGGCAGGGCTGCCTCGCTGGCCGGGGCCGCACCCTTGCCGGGCTGCTCCGACGCCTTGGCTGGCGCTGCCTTGGCGCGCACCGGGGCGTCGCTGCACCCGAGCAGCTTGGCCACGCCCGCCACGTTGGAGGGGACTTCCACATAGCCGTCCTCGCCGACGGTGTAGATGGTGCCCTCGATGCTGAGGGACTTCATGCCGTCGCGCGCCTTCAGCCCCACGATGGGGATCGCCGCTTGGGCCTTGGCCAGCGCGGCTTCGAAATCGCTTGCGATCAACTCGTCGGCGTTCTTGCCGTCGAGCAACAAGAACTTGTGCGCCAGCGCGTGCTTCACATACGCGGGCGGCACCTGAACGACCCCGTTCACCACGGGGAACTGTGAACCGCCGACGCTCAAGCTGAGCACGTTCTGCGGGGCTTTCATCGGGATCATGTTATGCCTCTTACTGTTACGAGACCGAGAACACCGGGCGGGGACAATCCCCGCCCGATGCCGATCCCGGATTAACCCGGCAGGATGTTGTACAGAACAGCCATGCTGGGCGGGAAGTAGTGCTGCAACACTTCGTCGCAGTACACACCGTACTCGTATTTCCGCGAACGGAGCGGCCATTCGATCTGGTAGTACTCCTGCCGCGTCCGGATCTGCATGACGTTGCCGACATTGCTGAGCGGATAGGGCAGCTTGGACGAAGTCATCAGGATCACGCCCGAGGGAAGGTTCGGGTGGATCTTGATGTCGATTTCCTGCCCGCCCGCCATGGAGTAGCGGTTCAGGTAGGTGCGGACCATCGTTCCGCCACGGATCATGTCCTGCGTCGTTGCGAACACGAACCGCTGCGCACCCGTTGCGCCGCCGGCGAGGATCTTCGCCGACAAGTCCTGGGCTTGCTGGGAGTTCACCCAGATGGTGTCGAAGGTGAGACGATAGTTGTCCCAGCGGTCTTTCAGGGCCGCTTCGATCTGGACCACGCCGCCCGCATTGTCGCCGGTCAGCGTGCCGTTGATCGCCTTCACATAGGCGTTGGACCCGTTCGCGAGGGCCTGATACAGAAGGCCGTCGAAGACGAGGTTGTTGACCGAGTTGTCACCCGTGCCCAAGGAAAGGGCGGTCTGCGTGCCGGTCGCGAGCGCAGAGATGGTCACCGACGGATTGGCCGTGATGGCACCGAGGATCTCGGAACCCGCACCGGCCGACCAGAACCACGCATAACCGAACGCGCCCTGGAGCGGTGCGGCCAACGCGGCGGTGACTTCGTGGGTATTGCTTGCGTCGTTCGCCGTGGTGACGGTCGCATTGGCGGACTGCTTCGCCGCGCCGCCGCCGAACTGGTCTTGCGACCCATCGGCATTGATGCGCGTGATCAGGCCCTGAATGCCACCGGCGACCGTCCCGTTGATGACGCCGTCCAAGGACAGCGCAACGCAGATGACGGAATAGAGCGTGTTCGCCAGCAAGGTTCCGCCGGTGCCGACATCGGCAAGCGACGGGGTCGCAGTCTGGCCGAGAAGCGTCGAGGAATTGCCGCCGAGAATGGTGGCTTCTTCCTGGAGCATCTGGCTTTCGAGCAGGGTCTTGGCGGCGATGGCGCGAACGTCATCGAAACCCATGCCTGCATACTGCGCTTCGAAGTCGACGTTGTCCTCCAGACCGAGGCCCTTGTAGGCTGCGGTGTAGTCCTTCGTCGACACGGCGATGACACCGCCGCGATTGCCGCCCGACACACCGGCGCGGACGCCGGTCGTGTTGACGCCCGTCACGGCACGCCATGCCGCCTGGATGCCACCCTTGCCGCTGACGCGCGGAATGCTGTTGCGCAGCGGGGTGAGGACCGGATACAGGAACTTCGCACCGGCTTCCAGGTCGTAGAAAGTCAGCCCGCTCGTGGCGGAGGCGGACTGCGAGAACGTGCTCTTCGCGAGCGCGTCGCTCAGGCGCGGGTCAGCAATTCCCGCCTTCTGTGCTTTGCTGATTGCGTCCAGCGTCTGCCGGACAATGTCTGCGTTCATTTTGGTTCCCCTTCAGGGTGTTTGCAGTTGTCCAGCCGCTGCCCAAACGGCGAAAGGTCTTGGCTCCCGATTAGGCGTCTCGGTTGCCTTCGTCATTCCCCGTAGGTCTTTATGACCCCGGCTGGAATTTCGTACCGCCGCTCTTCTGCGACATCTTGATCAATGCCGTGGCGAGAGCGTCGGGATTGCTTTTCTGGATTTCGGCGAGGACGAGATTGGCGTCATTGGCCATGACGTCATCCTCTCCCTTGCCGATCACCCGGAACGTGTCGGTTGTGGCAGGGCCTCCCGGCATGGGCTGCGCTGCGATTTCTTCCACGCGCTTGGTCAGCGCGTCCACCTTGGTCACCGCTTCGGTGGCGACCTTGGTGAGTGCGGCGTTGTCGGCGAGCGCCTTTTCCAGCTTCGCCTCCAAGTCCTTGCTCAGCGGAGCGCCGGTGGTGGACTTCGCCAACTTCTCGGCGTCATCCTCATCATCTTCGCCTTCGCTGCATTCCGCGCCGACATCCACGAGGTTGTCATGCGCTGCTTGGATCTTGGCGAGGTCCGCCTTGCTGTGACGCGCGCCCGCCTTGGCCAGCTTCTCGGCATCCGCCCCACCGGAGCAGTCGGCACCGAGTTCGGCTGTGGCATCATGCGCCTTGTTCAGAGTCGCCTGATCCTTCATGGAGTGCTTCGCGCCGACCTTGGCGAGGTTGCCCAAGGAGGAAACCACGGCGGTCTTCGCAAGGCCGTCCGGCGCATCGCGGAACAGCTTCTCTATGGCGTCGATGCCGCGCGGACGGTGCGCCATTTCGAAGAGCTCGATGATGACCGGGTCGTCTTCGGCGCCGGTGAAGAGCTCCTGCGTTTCCTCGATGACACGCTGACGCAGCACTTGGCACAGACTGGCCACCAAGGGCTTCGCCGTCGCGGCGGTCGTGGACGCGGTGTCGTTCTCGTAGGACTCTTCGTACTCCACCGACTGAACCCAATACATCAGCGACTGGATGAGTTCGGCCAAACGGCCGACGTCATACAGCGACTTGCGCAGTTCGGGGAAGTACGCATCGTCCCCCTTGGTCAGCCGCTTGGGCAGGTCCACCTTGAACTCGGCGGCCTTGGCGATCAGGAAGTTGCGCAGACCCGGTGCCAGCGCCACGTCTTCCAGGTCGGTGAACGCCTTGGCCAGCGTGGCACCATCGGTCACGGCGACCGCCTTGCTGGCGTCCACCTTGGCGGCAGGCTTGCCCT